TGAGACGGAGATGCTCCGGCCAAGAAACCTGTTGCTCCAACTTGGAACCTGTCTTGGTTTGTCCTAAATTCTCTATAAATGTCCCATCCATCAAAACCACCTGCGAAACATACCGTATACTTTCTTGAGTAAATAAAATAGTAAGGGTTTTCTTGAGTTTCAGGGTCTCTTGTAAAGTCAGCAACACCACATTCGAATGCTGTTTGACCACTTGTTAAAAATGAATTAGCAAGTGTTACAACTGTAGCACCTGAGTCCATATGGAAACCTTTACTTAAGTAATTCCAAGTTTGACCCTCAACAGGTAGTGGAGATGCCACCCAATTCAAAGGATTTTGTGTACCTTTGTATTGTAAGAATGAATCATCAATTCCAAATTGACTTGAGAAACCTAAATAACTTCTTCTAACAATATCTCCTGAAGATTCAGTTACATCGGTTGGTGCTCCAAATGGAGGATTATAAATAACTTCTCCAGGGAAATAATATTTTATTTTAAAGATTGGAACTGGTGAAGGGTTAACAACAGAAGCATATTCTCTTTGAGTGTATCCGTAGAAACCACAAGGAATTGCATCAACTGGAGCTTCGTCCGCCAATTCAATCATAATGTAACGTGAAATCAATGCATATTCTCCGTCACTTGAACCGATTTTCTTAGCAACGAAATTATTAGACAATGGGTCCATATTACAATTTGTAAATTTCTCAATTACCACAGGGTTAGCGTCAGTGTCGAAGAAATTTCTAACCAATACATCAAATGTCATATTATTAAATGACAAGTTAGAGATAGAAACTTTTACTTCTGTGTTTGCAGCATTACCATCAGAAATTGATATGAACTTGAATAAGTTATAAACCTTATTACCTCTAAGTTCAGAAACTAAGAAAGGTGTACTTGGTGACTTATATTGAGTCACATTATAAGCGATTGATTGCGGGTCCTCACTTCTAGCTCCTTCAAGTGCAATTAAGTTACAATTCAAACCACGAATGTATCCTTGATTGTAAGCGTAATTTAAAGTTCCAGGGTAAATTTCTTCAACAAATACAGGAACTTCATTTCTTGATTTACCGAAGTTATCAACACCCAATACTTTTGTAATATACTTAGAAGATGATGCTGACATTGAAGTTTCAAAAGAGAAATTGTCTCCATCTTTAGTTACACCTGAAATTAAGAATGATTCGAAAGGTGATTGTGTTACTCCTGAATATTGTTCAGTACAAACTAACTGTAAATCAGTTAATCCACTTACTTCATATATCGGACCATGATTATCACTTGTAGTACTATTAGTAAATAAAGAGATACCTCTTGAACGTAAAGTTGCAACAACCATGTTGTTGTAGTCATAATATGCAGTCCCTGAGTAAGTATATGTTTTACCTGTAATAGTACCAGTAAATGTAGATGACGCTCCCGAAGTTAATGAACTAACATTATAGAAGAAAGAATATCCTGAATAAGCATTTCCTGATGTAATATCAAAGTTAGCATAATACCATGGGTCGTTCTCATCAGAAGACAAATCGTTGGTCGCGATGTTAACGGTGTCACATCCATATTCATTTATAACATTTGAATATGTTCCAGTTAAAGTGTAAAAATCACTCTCAGGAAGAACTCCGTAGACAACTGCAGTATTTGCAGATAACGATGGAGTATCCATGATGTTATCAAGATTACTTGTAAAGTCCAATGCTAAAGTAGATGTACTACCATCAGACAATCTATATTGATTATTAAAGTTTGCAAGAACTTGTGGAGGTAATGCTCCACCTATAAATGTTACAGTATTTCCTGAAGATGAACCTGAGAAATTAGCCGTAAATGTTGTACCAGTCACAGGACTAAGACCTATGGTTAATGGGTCAACGTTTGCAGTTACTTTAATACTCCAAGAAGGTCCAGCATCATAACCTGATAAACCTAATACTCTTGTTACAAAAAGTTGGTTGGATTGTTGTAAGTATGACTTTGCAATATATGCCGCTTCATACTTAGGGATTTGTGTGTTTATAAATTTTGTAGGTTCAGTGCCTCCAAAAAATGCTTGAAACTCATCGTAGTTTGTGATAAAAATAGGTTCGAATGCGGGACCTTTAATTGTTTCTCCCACCAAACCTAATGTAGTTACACCTACACTTTGAGCTACAAATGATAAGTCAGTTTCAGACGTATATACTCCAGGCGATACGTATACCTTTTGATTTACTTGTGTTGCCATGCTTTAATTATTCTATTGCAGATTTATTTTAATGATAAATATTCATATCTAAGTGAAAAAACTTGACTTTTTAATATCTATTTGTAATGAGTATGAATTTATTCTACCTTTTTTCTACCTATGAAAACAACTAAAGAAATAAAGAATATCAAAATATCCCCTGAATCACACGAGATATTAAAAAAGTACTGTGAAAAACGCGGGATAAAAATTTATAAGTTTTTGGAGAATCTTATTATGGAAAACTGTAAAGAGAAGAAAGATATCTATGGAGAGGATTAAACCAACTGAGATTCAAACTCTATTGTAGAATCTAAAGTGTTGTCAGTTTTGACAACGTCAATCCTCAAGATATCATTTGTGGTGATTTGAATTTCAGAAACATCGGTACCAAAATAATCTCCATTTATATATACATCGAAACTATCGACATTGGTCGACCCAATCAAAGACATGTTTGCTCTGAAATCAATTATTTCACTCAAAGTGTTATTTCCGGCTATGTATAAAAAGTTAGATAAAAATTCATCAGGGTTTTCAGGAAACTTTGGTCTTCTTCTCTTTAACACTGTGTTGTCCAACTCCATAATTTGAGCAACTCTAGCAATCGCAGGTTTAACTTCAAATTCTTCTTCATCAATCAAATAACCTAACATAGTGAAGTCATAATTCTGAATGAAATATTTCCTCGCATCAACTTGCATTTGTGACTCGTCTGATATATTTTGTAAGACAATAGGAACATATTGACCTTTAATAAAAGTATATGCCTGCCTTGAAGAAAACTTTTGCATCACAATTTTATTGAGTTGATTAAGTTCTCTCATTCTATTACAAATGATTTTAACACTATAATTAATGTCAACAGGTACAGGTTGAGGGATTGTGTAAATGTCCATACCCTGTTCATTACCATTCCAAGTTGGTACAGAAGCGTAATAAAATTGTTTTCTATTTGGTATTGTATATTGTAATGATGGATTCGTTCCGAATTTAACTTCAGGTTGTCTAACAACTGTTATGAATGGAGGTTCAGGATTGAAATCCAAGTTGGTAAATAATGCCGTTTCAACATATTGAGACCAATTTTGTGTTGTGATTATAATGTCAACCATCGGAATTATTTTTCCTGCGGTTACAACTTGAAGATCTTCTTTGACAAAATCTAACATACCTCTATCCAAATCAGCATGTAATACTGACTTTGGTAAATAAGTTCCATCTTTGTTTATAAACTCAAGAAGTTGTTCTCTTCTTGCATACAAAGTTTTCTTCGGAACTAAAGGTAATGTAGGTTTAACTTGTTTTGGTAACGGCATTTTATTTTTCGTCTAAATCTTCAGAGTTATTGTGTCCACATTTGTGACAAGTATATGGGTCATCACCTCCATCAGATAATTCCCACGACCAACCGCAATTATCACAAATAACCTCACCATTGGAGATTACTTCCATAATTTTATTTAATTGCGATTCTGTTATAATATATTTCATTATATTCCTCTAAATTCGTTTTCACTTACATAAGTGGCAACAATACTTCTATAAAAAGGTTTGTATCCACCATATGTATGTTTATTATCGGATTTCACGTATCCATCATCTGCAACCACATAATACCTAACTCGGTCTTCCGACTCATAGTATCCAAAATAATCCCCCATAAATATCTCTACACCCATATCATCCAAAGTTTTTTGGTAGATACTGAACTTCATATTACCTGGCTCTTGTTGTTCTACTTTGGAGTTTCCAAGATTTTTATGAGCAGGTGCCATCACTTGAACCAATCCCTTCAATTCAACAGGTGCAAGAAATTGAATCCCGTCTTCTAATACCTCACCATAAACATCATCAGTTTTTGTCTTTCTTCTATCAATACGGTAAAGTACTATAGTGAAATTCATATCACCTATCAACCATTCTTCGCCCATGCCGATATCTAAACTATAATCTTCAGCACCGAAGAATTTACCTAATCTTGTTATTGGAACTAATTTTTCTGCCATTATATTATATGGTTTCCTATATATTGATAAATACTCACTTTATAACTATATTTTAACCAAATATTTTTCTTATAGATGGATGTAAGTCTAGAATCGAAAGCATTATTACTATTGGAATCTTATGAAGGTGGAAATAATTATTTACTTGAACTTAAACGAAAGTCACAAATAAATAAAAGATTCTACCCAACAAGAAGCCAATCTGAGTATATTATCAATAACCACAACAACCAACCAAAAGTTGCAAAGAAGTGGGTCATATTAGATGCATACTTTGCCAAAAAGTTAGCTGATGATAAATTATATACCCTAATACCCGATAAAGTATGGGTGGAAAAATTATTGTGTGATACGGAAAAAGCATTTCACATTTGGGGTAAAGTTTTTGAAAGTGAAGAACTCCACGATTTTTGGTTACCAAAAGCCGCAATCATTAAAGACAATTCAGTTAAAGATGTTGTGATAGATTACGAAAAATATTCTCACAGACCCCCACTCCATCATCAAAAAGAAGCTGTTCAAAAACTTGTAGAGAATAAAAAATTTATTCTTGCCGATGATATGGGTTTGGGAAAAACTACCTCCACTATTATTGCAGCATTAGAGACGGGGGCAAAAAAGATTCTTATTATCTGTCCAGCAACTCTTAAAATTAACTGGAAACGAGAAATTGAAAATTACTCAGACAGATCGATATTCATATCTGAAGGGAAAACTTTTAGTACCGAACACGATTTTGTAATCATAAACTACGACATTATCAAAAACTTTCATGACACTAAGAAAAAAGATGAATCGCAAGTTATTGCTGCCAATTTTGATTTGGTGGTCGTTGACGAAGCTCACTATATCAAAAATCCTACGGCCCAAAGAACAAAACTAATAAACGACATCGCAAAAAATGTTGACAGATTGTGGTTGTTGACTGGTACTCCAATGACATCAAGACCAATGGATTACTTCAACTTATTACATCTTATTGAATCACCCGTTGCAAAAAATTGGATGGCTTATGCTATCAGATATTGTAGTGGATATCAATTTAATGTTGGGGGACGTAAAGTTTGGAATGTAACAGGTTCATCCAATTTGGAAGAATTAAGGGACAGAACAACAGGTCTTGTATTACGAAGACTCAAAGAAAACGTATTAGACTTACCCGAAAAAATTATAACCCCCGTTTATCTTAGATTAAAATCCAAAGCGTATGAAGAAGTTATGGGGGAGTATTATGATTGGTATGATAAAAACCCTGAAGAATCCAAATCATTGACGGTACAATTCACCAAACTTACCAAAGTACGACAAATTATTGCGGATGAAAAAATACTTCAGACAATTGAAATTGCTGAAAACATTATTGAGCAAGGTAAGAAGGTAATCATCTTCTGTAACTTCACCGACTCCCTAAATAAAATTTGTCAACATTTCGGAAAGACGGCAGTCAAAGTTGATGGATCTATGTCCAAACCTGAAAGACAACACAGTGTTGACAATTTCCAAGAAAGTGATAAGGTCAAAGTATTTGTCGGGAACATTAAAGCAGCTGGAGTTGGTTTGACCTTGACTGCAGGAGAAGCGGTAATCATGAATGACCTATCATTCCTACCATCAGACCACGCACAAGCGGAGGATAGAGCTTACAGATATGGACAAAAAAATAATGTCTTGGTTTATTACCCAATATTCGAAAACACAATTGAAGGGGTTATTTATGACATATTAAATAATAAAAAACAAGTGATTGCAACTGTGATGGGGGACAACCTTAATTCCTCCGATATGGCCGAAGAAATCTTGAAAAGGATAAATGAAATCAGAAAATAAACTGATTTCATATTATTTATAGTGAATTAAAATTAATTCAACCACATTATATTTATATGTATGAAAAATATAATATCCATATCGGAGTCTGAAAAGAAGAATATTCGTTTAATGCATGAGTCACTCATCCCCAAACGGTATTTGGAAAATATGGATAATTTATCGGTTTATTCTTTAGTTAATAAATTCATTGATGAGTTAAATTTTCAAAAACAAGTTCATTTACATCATATTTCGATGATTGAAAATAACCAAAGAATAAATTATTTAAAAAAAATACAAGATAATTATGTATCATCCCTTTTCTCTCACAATGATGTAATTTATGAAAATTATTTAACTAATACCAAAATGGTTATCGTTGAATCTGAAATAAGTTTTTCGGAACATATTACTATATTCAACAATTTTTTAGTTAAATCATTAATGTTTGACAATGGTATTATTTCAGAACAATCGTTTAACCCAACAGGATATTTTCAGAAAGCATACGATGCTGCGGGACAAGCTTACAACACAACAAAACAAGCCGCCAGTAATGCCGCAAGCCAAGTTTATGATACATCAAAAAAAGTTGCAGGCCAAGTTGTAGACGCACATGTTCAGGCAGGAAAACAAATTTATGCCGGATCAAAATTAAAAACTGCCGTAGACCATCTCAACAAGATGGGTATAGATGCTATATTTGAAAACATTAGAAAGGCTCTTTTAAGTTATGTAGGAACTGCAATACAAATTGCACTTTCTTTTACAGGATATGGTGCAATAGCCACTGAAGTTGTGTGGGGCATCATGGCGTTATATGACGCATATCAATATTTTGTAAATAAAAAACCTGGTTCATTAACAAATTTAGTTATTGATTTGATTTGTATGTTAACCGCTGGAACAATTGGTAAAGTATTGGGGAAATTTGTTGGGGCTGGAGCAACTTCTCTTAAACAAGTTTTTGTAAAATTTGGGACATCAGTATCTCCATATTTAAAACCGTTGTTGGAACCTTTAAAAAAAGGAATTGTTAATTTGTCAGGTTTTTTACAACCTGCAGTTCAATTCATGAAAGACAAAATGGGAATTACTTGGGCGGCAAACCTTGTTGATGATGTTATTTCAATCGGGAAAGCAATTATAGAAGTACTTGCAGAAATGGTTGGACAAAAAGCCGCTCCTTTAGTTGCTAAAGGGGTCGCCGCAGTGGGTAAGGTATTACCCGATAAATTAGAAAGTAGAATATTCGCAGAACTTGCTAAAAAATCTGAACAAGAACTTACAAAAATGGCTGGTGAAACAGTTACACAAGCACAAATTAAAGCAGCTCAAAAATATGCTGAAGAGTATCTTCAACAGAAACCAACTCAATACGCTTTGGATGCCATAGATGTAAAATTTGGAACTAAAATGGGAGATCTTTATCGTCTTTACGTGACGGGAAGTAAACTTAAAAGTCATACGGATAAAGTTACTGGTGGAAAATATACTCCGGTTGAAAGAGGAACAGATTTGTTAAGAGGGAATGTAACCGCAACAAGTAAAGCGAAGGACTTATCGGTAGGTACAGGAAAAAATATTGCATCGCTAATCTCAACGCAAGGAAGTTCTTCATTATTAAATCCACTTGGTAAAACATTGAAAAACCTTTCAGTTGGAACTTAATTGTTAACGATATAAATAATATTTGGTGTTAAACATACCAAAAATACAAAAGCCAAACATGAGTAAAATACAAACGAAGATTCATCAACTTGAATTACAAATTGTGGAACAAAAAGTAACGAGAGAAAAAGAGTTGTTAATCACAGAAATGAAAAAAATCGGAATAGAAAAACTACCTTATTCCTACTCAGCCCTCAAACAATTTATTGACCCTGAAACAATGGATTTCCATTACAACAAACATTATAAAGGGTATGTTGATAAATTGAATGATGCTCTCTCCAAGAAAAAATATGGAGATTTAGAGTTAGAACAAATAATCAAAACAATAAGTCGATTTGACAAAACAATCAGGAATAATGCTGGTGGTGCATTTAACCACGCATTGTTTTGGAACATGTTAACACCTGAACCCAAACGACTCAAAGGGGATTTACAGAAAAAAATAATCAAGGAGTTTGGAAGTTTCATTTTTTTCAAGAAAAAATTCGAAGAGATTGCCAAAGAAAGATTTGGTTCAGGGTGGGTTTGGTTAGTTTTGACAGGTAGAAATAGTTTAAAAATTATGTCCACCCCAAATCAAGATAACCCTTTAATGAACATTATTGAAGGTGGAGGTTTCCCATTATTAGGATTAGACTTGTGGGAACATGCATATTATCTCAAGTATAAAAACAAAAGAGATGAATATATTTCTAACTTTTGGAAAGTTGTGAATTGGGATTTTGTTTCCAAACTTTATGAAATGAAAACAGAAACAAAACTTTTGGAATCCGTACAATTCAAAAAACTTTTATCGGAAGCAAAGTCAGAGTCTTGTAGTACAACGGATAACGAATTTTACAGAACCTTGTTCAACACTAACGAGGGTATTAAACGCAAATATAGCTCAGCTATCAATAGAATATTGATGGAGGTATTTAGTGATTTGTATGTTGCCAATCCACCCGCAGGTGAATTATC